AATACATTCTACTGGCTTGGCACAACGGCAATGGTCCCATTCCGCACCCAGTTCGGTTAAGGTTTTGCACGTCTGGGTGCAGGCACCGGTTTCCGATACGGTGGTTTTCTGGCGACAGTCACAGTCCGCACAAAAGACCGGATGGTAGCCGACATATTCTAAATTGGCAGTTAAACCGTCTAAAGCATCCCACTTATCCCAGCCATACAATTCGGGTAAGCGGGAATTGTTGTCGGCCGCAATCCGTATACGCTCGGAATGCTTGGCACAGAGAAACACCTTTAGGGTCGTATCGTAGGCTTCATGCCCGCGGGCGTAATCTTTCTGCCGCGGCCGCACATGCCACACGAGTTCATGCTCGTTTTCGTGCCCCCCACACATGCCATAAAAGTTGGCTTCACACTTCATTTCTTTCTGCTTTGTTTGCTTCTGCTCTGCTTGCTGCTCTGCTTGCTGCTCTGCTTGCTTCTGCTCCATTGCTGCTGCTTGCTCTGAATGGTTCATCACTGTTATAAGTTTCACCGGGGTTGTTGCCTTTCAATTTTTTAAGAAAAGTATTTCAATTTTTTGTGGGACCGCCGCTTAGTGGTCTTGCGTAGCTGCCTCTTGGTCTTGCGCAACCGCTTAGTGGTCTTGCGTAGCTGCCTCTTGGTCTTTCGCAAGAACCGTTTACCACCCATCGATTTTTGACCGACCGATTTGCGTGCGAGACTCGATACTTGTTTTTCACACTCTGCCGACCTATTTTCTATTAATTCATTTTCGATTAAAAACGCTTGATAAATACAGAGAGCTTTGTCAGGCGTAGGACGTTTCGCAACATCCAGTACGAGCAGTTCCGAAATAACCACACGTAAGCCATTTAAAATATTCGCAAATTCATCTGGATTCATGTCGTAAATCTCTTTATAAATATATTTCAAAACATAGCCCAATGCCCATATATCATTTTTGCTATAGCGGTCTCGTTGGTTTAACCCAATATAGTAATCAATATTTTTTTTCTCTCCTTTAATCGGTTTATTGATACCTGGCAAAGTTAAGGTAAACTTAATTTCGTTCGAATTACCTTGAATATCGTTATTTCCGAAATCCATAAGATACGAATATTTTTCTGTATCGGTTAAGCCCTGTATATAGTCATTCCGCATCAAATCGTAATACTCTGGCGAGGAAAATCCAGGCGTCAAGCCTTCCATACCCTTTTCCGCTTTACTTGATACATTTTCTTGTATTTTTGGCGTTTTGTAAAAAGCAATACCAAAATCAATAATTTTGAATTTATTATCTTTATCAAGCACCACATTTTTGGGCTTTATATCGCAATGATAAAAATCATTTCTATTTAATATTTTTATTCCTTGAAATATATTTTCTACTGCGACCAAAAATACTTTTATTTTTTCCATTTTACTTTCCACGTTTTCTTCCGCTTTTATTTCCTCCATAACCGTTTCCATATCAGTACCTAAATAATTAATATTAATGGTATTAAAGGTTTTCTCCTTCGGTTTTATTTTCAATTCTCTCTTTTTTCGTTCTATTATATCTCGTCTTTCGTTGTTTCTTTGTATTCTGCGATTGGATTCGCTATAAGTTATATCGTCTGCTTCTTCATCTTCAAATCCAGCTTCTTCCGCTTGTATCGGTGTGTTTTTTTTCTCAGGGAAAAAATAACTATATTGAAGATAACGACTTTTGAACTGTCCTTTACAATCCGCTAATACTTTTGATTCGTCTACGGGGTGACATTTTTTATAAGATGAGAGAAAGAAATCTTCATTGGGGTCTAGTTGATGTAATAAATGTTCGTTAATATCAAATATGGCTATTTCGGCTTTAAGATTTTTATCACCAAAAAATATTTTTGTTACCTTTTTTTTACACTTATCACCAACGCAAGGTGAATCGCCGCAATCCTCGCCCGGAAAAATAACACAGCCAGTTGCGCCGCAATTACATTTTTTTTTATTTAATGAAGAACGCGCTGCCGACATATATATATATATGTGTGTATAAATAGGGGGCTCTGCCCCCTGACCCCCGCTCGGCGGTTGCGGTGTATGCTTGGGAGAGTGACAAATACAAATTACATCTGACCCAAGCCGCTCACCCTAGCTCCACCCTAGCAACGGGGGGCCGTGGGTGTCCCCCCAACCCCTACCACTTCGTCGTCTTCTTCACGCTAATCTTCGGCCCTTGACCACGTTTTTTCACACTGCCAGGGTCATAGGCCGCATCTTCGTCGTCGGATTGTAAATCTTTGGACAATTCCCAGAATTCCTTGGACCCGAGTTTAAAATCCGCATGGTGTTCCGCTTTATACCAAAAAATTTGGTCGTGGAGTTTATTGGATTTGGAATTGTTGTTAATGACCAGACATTCAAAATTTTCCGTACACTGGTCCATGACTTGACAAAAAGATTCAAAAGTCGGAAACATACCGGCGTAATTCTCCCAAATGCGCTTCCTATTCGCAATATACGGCTCCCGCAAAATAAACACATAATCAATGTTCGTCCGCAAATTGGGGGGAATACCCAGTGGATACTGCATCGTGATAATCAGCATAATTTTCCAGTGCCGCCCGTTCATAAAGAGCAAACGCATCATTTTGTCGCGTGTCCAAGTCGCATCGTAGAGACAATCATCTAAAATAACGAAAGCGCGTGGGTCAATATTACAGCGCTTAAATTGCTCCAATTCTTTTTTGACTTGCTTTAAAACCGTCTTTTGCCGCTTCAGGATATTTTCAATAATCGATGTATTGTATTCTTCGTGAATGAAAAGCTTGGGTACGTGTGCGCTGTAAAACCCATTGCCGGCTTCTGTGCCAGAAATAACGGTGCCGATGGGGATATCCTGGTGATAAAACAATAAATCTCTCACTAAATAACTCTTACCCGTATCACGCCGACCGATTAAGACAACGACAGGACCTTTATTTTCATCGGGCTTAAAACTGATGTGGCGCATATCGAATTTTTTCAATTCCAACGTCATTAATCTGTATTATATAATAAACAATATGAATAACCGCATACGAAAAACGAATGAGTTAAAAAACTAATATTTTATATATAATACAAGTAATAATGGACACGGGTACGAAAATAGAATTAGGTGCGAAAATAGAATTTACTTATAAAAAAGAGGATAATCAAAAACTTTTCAAGAGTTTAGAAGAAAATCCAGCATTTGGTATAGTGGCCGCACAAAACTATATACCACTGTACAACACTTATTTCGCATTGACCAAAACAAATTCGAACGCCATTATGTTGAATCAGCATTGGAAGCTACAAGAAATTTTAACAGAAGAAACGGATAATATATTTACCTGCCACGTTAAAAATGAGAAAACAAAGGAAACCCGAAAAGTATTTTTGAAATTTAGTCCGTTGCTGGACCCCATTAAATATTTACTCGGGAAATATGACATAACCGATACAACATTGCTAAACTTGCCCGCGTTTGATTCAAGTGCGTGTAATCCGAAAACGAGAGATTACAATAATTCGGCTTATGTCGACAGTTTTTTTACTTATTTATCGAGTAAATTATTACACACACACGGCTTTATTCATGGAATGGATTTTTACGGGTCTTTCTTGGCGTTGAAAACGGATTTTCGTATTAATATCGTAGATGACATTGAATATTTGAGTGATTCGAGTTTTTTCAAGAAGAATGATAAAATTTTATATGAATTGGAAGAAGGGGGCAACGCGGAACTGAGCGATACGCGCAATTATAAGAAAAAGTTGAACTTTTCGGATAAAATCATACAATTGGAGGACATAACGGATTTGAAAGAATTGGACGCATTTGTGAATGAGAATTGTACGGGTGAACCGGAATTGGTGACCATCGAAATAACGGATTTAGAACGAAACTCGACCAAATCGCATACTAGCTCTTGCTCTTCGCGCACATCGAATACGTCGGAAGGAGAGAACACGGGAGACGAGGAAGACGAAAACGCAGAGGACGAAGACGCAGAGGACGAAGACGCAGACGACGAAGACGGGGTTGTAGGGGCGGAGCCCCAATGGGAAAGCGATGAAGAAAGTGACGAGGAAGACGAATTGATAGCCAAAATAAAGAAATTTCCGGTACAAGTGATTGCCTTGGAACATTGCGAGAGCACCTTAGATGATTTTATAACACATGGGAAAATTACAACGGAAATGTGGGACTCCATTGTCATGCAAATTTTGTTTAGTTTAATTACTTTCCAAAAAGTGTTTGGTTTAACCCACAATGATTTACACACAAATAATGTCATGTATATGGAAACACCCAAAAAGTTCTTTTATTATAAATTAAATCATGTGTATTATCGAGTGCCCACTTACGGCAAATTATTCAAGATTATAGATTATGGACGCGCAATTTATAAATTCCGGGGCCAAGTGTTGTGCAGCGACAGTTATCACCCGACCGGCGATGCGGCGACCCAATACAACTGTGAGCCTTATTT